TTTTCTCACATCTTGATCAGTTAACTCCTTAAAGTAATCTGATTGAACTAACCAAGCATATATTACAAGACACATTGCTAAGTCATCATTACATCCTTCCTCTGCTTCAAATGAATTACTTTTTTGAATAAAAGTAGTTAGTTCACTTAGAATATCATAGTCATTAAATATTAATTTATCAGATTCTATTATTGTTTTTAAGTTTAGAGATCCAATTTTTTTCACTGTTTTAGACATCTTTACTCCAAGTTGAGTCTTCTTTCCAGAAAAACCTTGACCAACAATTTGACCAGCACGACCTCTCATAGAACACATGAGTATATTTTGATACTCTAAATCAAAATTAAGGATAGATGCAACTTGATCACCTATATCATTTACCTCACATAAAATAAAAGCATTGTTATAATTTTTTGCTACATCAAAAATTACATTAGGAAATAACATTGGTTTTATTTCATTATTTCTATATTTGGCAACAACTTTATGAGGAAACTGGGTTATATCTATTACAATAAAAGCTGAGTAATCATTTCCAACACCACGAGCAACGTCAACTGTCATCACATAATCATGCTCTTTTTCTGATCTTTCAAATACATCTAGTCCTGCATTTTGTTCAATTGGATTTTCGTATACCAAACTTCTAAGTTTACTTGGTGCTATGAGCGTATCAACTGATCCTAAAAATTCACATTCAAACTCAACTTTAAATTGAGCTTCTGATGTGTTGGCAATAGTTTGTTCTTTCCATACGGCATCTCTGCCAGGCACCTCTGACCAATGAACTTCTGTTGGTACATATTCATTTTTCCCTCTTTCAGCATCATGCCAATATCTGTAGAAATGATTCATCCCGTGAGGGGTTGAAACCATTATGACCTTCGTATTAGAACCACTACTAATAGTAGGATAAACAGAGGCAAAAAATTGATCAGCAATGTGATTTGGAATGAATGCAAACTCATCCAAAAAGATAATATTGTATGACCCGCCTCGGACAGCACTTGCACTAGTTGAGGCAGCCAAGATTTTAGAACCATTTTCCAACTCCAGTGATCCTTTGTTCCAGGCTAGTATACCTTGTTGCATCCACTTAGGTAAATTTTCATACGCAAGTTGTAATCTGCCAAGTAGATCTCTAGCAGTGGATGCTTTGTTTGCCAAAATCGCAATATTGACATTATCATTAAAAACAGCGTAATGCAATAAGTATGACACACATGTCGTAGATTTACCAGTCTGTCTTGGCATCTTACAGATGTTAAATCTATTTTCGTGAAAGTTTTTAATTAACTTCTTTTGAAAATCATACATTGCAAAAGGTTGCAATCCATGATCTAGGGTGACAATTTTTATGTAGTTCTCTGCAAAATATACAGGATCGTTTTTACAAGCCATGAACTCAAGAATTTGTTCTTGAGTAAATTCAATTTTTGTATTTGCTTTTTTTAAATTGGGATTACCAAGATAAATGTCATCATATGTTGGCATGGTTCAAGTCATCTCATATTTTCCAAATTTTAAAGGTTCTTGTAATTTCATTTGTTTGTCATGATCTAAGGTTTTCTTTACTAGTTCTAAAGTTCTTTCTAATTGATCTACTTTTCTTTCTAAATCTTTAGTTTTACTGTCCTCCGACTTGGAGGATCGGTTCTCCAGGTTCATGTTCCGATACTTGGTAGTTCCAGAGTTTTGCGCCAGGATACACTTTTAACACTTGATCCAGCACATCTCTGCGTGAGGGTTTTGAGACTTGTGGGAAGAACATCTTAATCATGTAATTCTTTCCTCTCCAAGCCACATATACATCTATAATATTTCCTACTTTATTGTAGTTGGGTAATCTAGTTGCCTCTTTTAAATTATTTGTATCTATGTATGGGATACTAGATTTTGTAGCCTTTAAAGGCTCTGGTTTAATTATGTCAATAAACTCATATGAAAATCCACTTAAATCATTTTTAAATGTGGTATCTTCACCAATATTGTGATGACTTTGACCACACTTAATGCATGGATCCTGTCCACAATCTTCACAATCACACTCTTCTTCAAATAAATTTAGAATCTTATCACCAACATTTATGTTGTTTTCTTTAAACCATCCTTGATTTACTTCTAATGCATATAAGACTTCAGAGTCTGAATATACAGGAGAACTTCTTAATGGTTGTAATTCTTTGATAGATTCAATGACACCATTCTCTTTGATAAAAGCGATATCAAGAGGAATAGTTGTATGTCTCATGTGAAAAGATTTTTCACCAACCTGATCAAATATAAAAAGCATTCCACTATCAGGATCTAGACTTTCTCTAAACATCAGTCCCAAATTAAATTGAGCTTGCGTTTTAGGAATCTCTAGTTTTAAAGGTATTCTTACAGACTCTCCCATTCCACCTCCACCATTTCCACCACCGTTTCCACCACCATTGCCACCGCCATTGCCGTGACTTCCATTACCATTTCCATTACCGTTGCCATTACCATTTCCATTACCATTTCCATTACCATTTTTACTGCCCTTAGCTAAATATCCACCACGACCCACATGATACCCTTTAGGCATGGGTTTGCATTTTTTTTCGTCGTAGCAATAATATTGCCCTTCAGGACACTTTTTCATGAGAGAATATCAATACCTATCTTATATTTATGTTAAACAGTAATTTTATCTGCCTGTGTAGTGACAGTGGCTGACGATGAACTTCCCATATTAACTTGCATTAGCACATTACTTCCACTAATTGTAACAGTAAATGTCCCTAACATTGATCCTGTTGCCATGGCAAATTGTTCAACTATGGTTGCAGTTGTTCCGTCATGGATAATACCATACATTCCAGATTGATATGCAGATCCTTGTGTTATTAACACTTTAACAAATGCTGTACGGAAAGATGCTTTTGCAAATGAGAATACAGTGGTTGCACTTGTTGATGATACGGAAGTATCTTCCTCACTAGCACCTGGTAAGTCAGTTAATCCAGCACCAGAACCACTAAATGATGTTGCTGTTAAAGTTCCGTTTGATGAATTGAAGGTTAAATTAGAACCTGTTTTTGGTGCTACGTTTCCTGTGTCAGACGTTGCGAATAGTGGGAAGCAGGTAGTATCCGAAGATTCATCTGCAGCAGTAACGTTAGTTGCATTAGTTGCATTAGTTACTGTGACCCCTGCAATATGAGTATCTAACGCTGTGCCATTAACAGTGATCGCATCTGCCTCTAATGTCCCATCAATATCTGCATCACCTGAGATGTCTAAACTAGCAGCAACAACGTCTCCTACTGTAATATTTGGTGTCCCAGTGATTCCAGCAGCATTAGTTGCGTTAGTTACTG